GTGGTGATGAGGGCTTGGTTCCTGCGAATCTTTCATGATGCGACTTCGGGCCGCAAGGGTTTTTGCGTGCTTTGCTCTCATCTTTTTCATGAAAAAAAACAGGGCTCGGAACTTAGTCCAGAGCCCTGTTCAGAAACTGGCGGAGAAGGGGTCTGTCGAACCCCGTTAGACATCTCCTAGACATCCCCTAGACATCCCTTAGACATTTCCCCGTTGAGCCGTGGGTTTTCGCCCGTTTTCGGTTAGCATGATGGGACAGAGTTAGACATCTGTTAGACATCTTCTAGACATTTTCTAGACAGACAAAATTGGGGCAAAATTGGGGCAAACATAGGAGCCAGTCATGCAAGTCACCGCCAGAAACATCGGGAGCCTCCCAGTGGGGACTCACCGAGCAGAACGTTGCCTATATTTAAGAAAGCGAGAGGGTCACGCGCCGACGTGGGTCTTCCGCTACACGGTCTCGGGAAAGCAGAAGGACGTGGTGATCGGGACGGCGGACGCCGTGACGATTGCTCAGGCAAAGGAAACCGCCGCACGCTTTCGCACGATGATTGCCGACGGGGTCGACCCGCTTGCCGCGAAGCAGGAGCGGCGGGAGAGGATGAAGAACGCGGGCGCGGAGGTTGACCGCCCGTTCACCTTCGCCGACCTCGTTGCCGAGGCCCTGCCCGTCATCGTGCAGAGCAAGGCGTGGCGAAATCAGAAACACGCTGCACAATGGCAATCGACCCTCGAGCAGTACGCCCTCCCTGTACTGGGTAAGCTGTCGGTCGAGGACGTGAGCCGAGACGACATCCTTGAAGTACTCGTGCCGATTTGGAGAACGAAGCCGGAGACTGCTAGCAGATTGCGCGGCAGGCTTGAGGCCGTCTTCGCCTACGCCATAGTCATAGGAAAGCGAAGCGGAGGGAATCCCGCCCTGTGGCGCGGGAACCTTGAGATGTTCCTGCCGCCGATTGCCAAGGTGAAAAAGGAAAGTCACCACGAGGCGCTCACGTTCGACCAGGCTCGCGCGCTTTTCGATGAGTGGCGACCGCCCACGTCGATCACGGCCTGCGCGATTCTGTTTGGGGCGCTGACCGCGTCCCGCGTCGGGGAATTCGTGCCCGCGAAGTGGGAGGAGATCGACCTGCACAGGGAGGTCTGGCACTGCCCGCCCGAGCGACGAAAGGACGGGAAGAAATACCCGCACCGCGTCCCGCTGTGCCGGCAGCTCGTTTCCATGCTGAAGATGCTCCCGCACGATTCCCCGTATGTGTTCGCCGGCAAAGGCGGCTCGCACATCTCGAAGGAGACGCCCCGCGTGGTTCTCCAGAAGAAGCTCGGGCACGGGACAATGCACGGCTTTCGCTCGACATTCCGTGACTGGTGCGCGGAGAACGGGAAGGACCCGATTGTTGCCGAGAAAAGCCTGATGCACGCTACTGGGAGTGCCGTGGTTCAGGCGTATCAACGCTCCGACCTCCTAGACGCTCGCAGGGTTCTGATGCAGGAATGGGCGGACGCCGTGTACCCGGAGCAGGTTTGACGGGCAAAGAAAAAGCCCGTCACCGTGGTGCGGTGGCGGGCTGTGGGTTGCCGATTGTCTGCGTTAGGGTGTGGCCTCGCGGAGCTTGAGCGCCTTCGCGCACTTCGTCGCGTACTGGTCCGCGGCGAGCCATTGGTCGATGATGTCCTTGCGCCAAAACAGGCCGCCGGGGAAGCGCTTGCCCTGAGGGATGATGCGCTTCGCGATCCAACGGTCTACGGTGCGCGGAGACTTCCCGCCAAGGTACTCGCCGACCTCTTTTTTGCTTAACCACCCGTCCATTGAAATACCTCCCGTTCTTTTGCCATTCTCACCTGTGCGATCGCCTCCGCGATCAGTTCGGCCTTGCTCATGATTTGTGCCTTGTACGCCGCGAGGGCACGCTCGGCTCGGTCGAATTCCTCGCGGTCGATCATGTCGATCACGGCGACCATCGTTTCCTTTTCGTGCAGATCCTTCTCTGCCAGTTGACTGACCCGTGCCACTGCCGCCTGCATCTCGCCGTCATCCCGCACCGGGGCGGCGGGCGTGGCCAGAGCGTCGAACCAGTTTGGCGCAGCACCTTCCAGGATTTGCCGCACCTGCTTCTCGCGTGCGACCTCTCTGTGCAGGTGCGCCTGCCCGGTGCTGTGATCGGTCATGCTCAGGTAGTGGATCGAGTTGAAAACCCGCACGTAGATCGGAGCGCATCGTTCCTTCAGCGTGCGGATGTTGCTCGTGATGAATCCCGTGTGTACGTTCACCTGCGCGGCAATTTGAGCTGCGGAAAATTCCTGCTTCGCGTGTCTGCGGAGGAAGCTCACGATTTTGTACAGCATGATTTCGCGTTCATCGTCAAGCATGAGCGTCTCCTGCGCAGACGATTGCGTCGAACCAGTTCGGGGACGGGGCAGCCATAATGCGAATCTTTTCGGCCTGCATCCTTCCCTTTTCGATGCGCTCGACGCGCATACTCTTTTCCTCTTCTGCTTCGCGCTTCGCCTCTTCGTCGAAGCGCTTGAAGCGAACGAGGTTGTCAGCACCGGGCAGGGTGGCGAAGAAGAAGAGGTTGTACAAAGGTTCGCCGTTGGTCACGGCAGTCGCGTCGAGCGGGTGAGTGATGTCGTCCACATCGGCGAGGACGTGTATGTCCTTGCGCGTCAGGTCGGGTTTGTTGGGGTAGCCTTCGACCGGGCTGAACCCCTCGAACCAGTAGCGACCAGGTTCATGCGGGTAGTGGTCGATTAGCCAGTTCCACCCCTTATCGGAATACTTTTTCATCATGTCCTCTTCATGTGATGAGACCGCCGTCCCCTCCTCTCCTCGCAGGAAGTGGCGGCGGCCTCGGTCAAGGTGTCGGCCTGTGGGTTACTCGCCTTCTCGAAGTTCGTCGAGCAGGTCACGCAGGTGCAGTAGTTCCCGCGCCATCATCATCACGTCTCGCAACATGGGATCGTAAGCCTCGTCGAAACGTCGCTCATCGGTGTCGGCCTTGATCGCCTCTGCCGCTCCGACCAGTTGCTCGGAGACGTAATCCATGTTTTGCAGAATTTCCTCTTCATTCATTTTCATGCTCCGGTTGCCCCGTAACCGCCCGCGCCGCGCGCAGTCTTCTTTTCTTGGATGAAGTCCAAAGCGACGATTGCCATGCGTCTGTATTCTCTTTCAGGCCTCATTCGTCCTCCTCCTGCTGTTTGACGAAGTACTCAGTCGGAAAGAGCGTTGGCGCGATTTTTCCCTTGACAGGGACGTGGAGGAGGTAGAAGCCGCAAAGCGTTCCTTTTGCGTGATACATGAACGCTCGTCCATCGCATTCCGCTTCTGCCTCACGGATCGCTTTTTGTGTTGTGCCCATCATGCAAGCTATTCGCTTGCGGATTTCCTTTTTCATCTTGACAGGCATTTCTCGTACCCCTCCATTTCTTCTACAAGTCGACGATCAAATTCAGCCACTCGAGCTAAAAAGTCCCCAGAGATCCACTCGCTTTTTTGATCATCAGGCCAACACTTGATGAGCGATTTGTACTTTGTTGCATGAAATCCACGGCAAAATGCGTACATGGGCTCTCCGCTTGGTCTTCTGAAATTCTCACCGTCGAAGTGGCCACGCAATCGTGCGATTTCTTGCCCTGATTCTTTTTCCTGAATCGAAAACATCAGGTCGACGTTTTCGGGGATGTTCCAAGACTTCGTTGGGTTCCATTCGTTCGGACGAAACTCCGGGTTTTCCTTGACGTCTTCGGGGGTGAGATCGACAGAAAAGCGATTGCCGAATTTGACGGTCCTCGCTTCGCCAGTCCAAACTCTATTGAGTTCTTCCGACAGGCTCGGCCCGCTGTGCGGTGTGAGCATTGAGAGAATCTCATTAAGACGAAAGTCTTTCAGTTCAAACCGTGGGGTTTTCATTCTTCATCGTCCTCCTCGTCTCTCAAAACTCCTACCCAACACTCCATCGGGAAGGCAACCCAACGCAGTTTTCCCTCAAAGTGGAGTTGCATAGCCCAAGACAAACCGTACTCTTTGGCTCCCGGCGTTTGGTGCGCCGCAAGCCGCAGGTTTTTCTCGCCCTTGCGGATGTCCTCCGCGGAGATCCCCTGCTTGAGCAGGCTTTCATACGTTTCTTTGTTGAGTTTCCCTGATCCCTTTATCATTCCTCGTCCTCCTGGTCCCACGGGCGGAAGCGGTCGACGTCTATGGAGAGGTTGGCTTCACTCAACCATTCATAATCTTCGGAGTCCCCTACGGGAACGTAGCGAGCGGCGAAGTGGTACGTTCTCCCGTCTACGCAGCGCTCGACTCTCATCCAGACACCCTCCGGCGGCTCAACTTCTGGGAAAGCGTTCCATCCGTGCGGGTCGTACTCTGCGACTTCTTCGATCTCGTCCGTTGCGAAGCAAAGCGTCATCCTCTGGAGCTTGGTGTGGTTATGTCGTCTTCTATCCTCTATCATGCCCATGCAGCCGATGAGGATCATTCCGTCCATACGCTCACGGTCGTTTTGAAGCCGTCGGGAGAACTCCCCATCGGTAGCCTCGTCGAGCTTTTTCTGAAGCTCGCGGTCTGTGAGTCTGTATTTCATTCGTCCTCCTTACCAGATCACGACGGCCTTGCCGTAGGGGGTAAGCCGAACTTCGACGCCCCCGGCATATTCTTCGCCACTCATGGGGTAGCCGCCGTCGTTGTACGTGTACGCGACTTCGATGTCGCCTTCCTTTTCCATAATCTCCTGAAGGAGTTCGATTAGTTCACTGATCGTCATTCCTTAATCTCCTGTAGATCCATATCCGCTCGCACCGCGCGCGCTCTCGCTCAGCTCGTCAGCCCACTCGAGCTCGAGCTCGGGGAGCGGGATGATGTAGAGCTTCGCGACGCGATCGCCTACGTTGACGTTGAAGTGATCCGAGTCGCCACTTGGATTTCGGCATTACATCTCCTTGAGTTCCTGTGCCGCCTCGAGCGCGCCATTGAGCGCGGCCAGGATGGCCTGCGCCTGCGACGGGCTGAGGTTGTCGATGTAGAAGGTTCGAGCCCAGTTGTGCCACCAGACGACAAAGCTGACATTCCCGTTGGACAACGGCTTGAACGCGCAGGTGACATTGGAGCAGACGGCTAGCTTGCCCTTCTTGAGTTCGAGCTTTTTGTCGTGGAGAGCTTTGGTCGGCGTCATCGGCCAGTGCTCCCGTACCCGCCCTCGCCTCGGTCAGTCTCAGAAAGCTCGTCAGCCCACTCGAACTCAGTGTCAACGAGCTTTTCGATGCGCATCTGGGCAATGCGGTCTCCGTTATGAACGATGTACGGCCTGCCCGATGCATTCTTCACCGTGATGTAGACGGGCCCGCGGTAGTCGGCGTCCACAAGCAAAGGCGTGATGATGAGGCCCTTGAGGGCAGTGCTGGAGCGGCTGTACACCACGCCAACGTATCCTTCAGGAATTTCAAAGGCGAGGCCCGTCTGAATGCGAACGGTCTGCTCTTCGAAGATCGGCGCATCGAACTCTTCGGCGGCGTACAGGTCAAACCCCGCAGCGTACTTCGTGCCGCGCTTGGGCATCTTCGCGTCCGGGTGCAGCTTCTTAATCTTGATTTTCATGATTTTTCTCTTTTGCAAGAAATTCAAAAACGTCGACTGACGCGATCATGATTTCCCCTATTTTTCGAGAAACTTCAGCAGAGAGGAGAAGTTGGTCGCTCGTTGCATCTTTCATGTACGACTTGAACATTTCCGCGAGTTCTTGGACCGACTTTCGTTCCAGAATCGCCATAGAAACCTCAAGCGGGGCTATGTTTGCCTCTTCAAGGATTTCGGCAACATATTTATTCGTTGGTAAAGTCATCTTCATGCTCACGTTCCTTGCGTGGCCATGGCGGCCGTGATGAGTGAGAGGGGAGTCCTCATAGCAGCGCTCCTTCAGGCACGGGGTCGGCTTCTCGGGCGGCTGTGATCTCGAGGCGGTAGATGTCGAGCACCTTCGCGGAAAAATGAAAACCGGGCCAATTGAGTTCGTGCCCGGTTTCATTGAATCGCCTGACGACCTTGCTCAGCTGTTGCGCCGTCATGCTGAAAGCGAGCTGAGTGTCGTCGATGATGAAGTGCCGTTCGCCGCGTTGCATGCGCGGCCAGAGGTAGCGCAGAAGCAGTTTTGCGGGGTTCGTTTTTGTGGTTTTCATTGCTACCTCCGTGAGTAGGTTCTAGCGAATCTGGACGCTTTCGCGTTCTTCGATGTGGCAGCCGGGGACTTCGACGCCGTCGAGCAGAGCCTGCTTGATGGCGACCTTGTTCGGGCTGACGGTCGTCTTGACGGTCGTGTAGGCTTCGGGCAGGTCTGCGCCCTCGGCGATCTCTACGGCCTTCGTCGTGCGGATGCTCACGCTCACTCGGGCGGTCTTGACCTTGCCGGTCGCGTGCAGGGCCTCGAGAAGCATGGACTTGAGGTAGTCGGATCGCTTCTGCATGGACTTGACGCGGGCGATCATGCGGTCGACTTCGTCCTTGGCAGCCTTGGCCTCGGCATCGAGCTCGCGAAGGTAGAGCGCCGTGGCCTCGATCTTGTCGGCGGCTTCTGCTTCGACGGCGTGGAGTTCGTCGGCATTGAGGATTTCTCCAGTTTCTTCATCGAGCTCGATGTGATCGAGGGCTTGACGGATGGCGTCACTGATTTGGTAGAGCTTCATTTTGCGTACCTATGAAAAAGCCCCGCCGGTTAGGGCAGGGCCGATGTGAAAATTGGGTGTGGCTGTTACTTAGCAGTCAGGGCGCGGTAGCAGGACAGTTGCCTCACGCTATAGCCGTGGCGATCGAGCATGTCCTCGATGGAACCGAGATTCATGCTTGTCACGGCTTCGTAGAAGCGAGGCGCGAAAGGCGACTGGAGGAGACGCATCAGCTTGAGGACGGTCTCGAGGTCTTCGCGGAAGAGATATCGCCAGTAGTAAACGAAAGTCCGCAGGTTCTCGGCCTCACGCGCGGAGAGAACGATCGAGCCTGCGGGGATAGGGTGCAGGCCACAGTGAGGGCAGCCGCCGTCGTCGGGGTGCGCGGTGTGAGGCACCTCAGGCACGTCGAGCTCGACTTCTCTGATGAAGTCGAGGCAGTCTTCGAGCTGAGTGCGCGGCAGTTGGTCGTATCGTGCGATCTGGTAGCGTGCCTTGATGGCGCGGTAGATCGTCCGATAGTTCGATGAGGTCTTATGTGCACGGATGGCCACTTCGCGTTGGATGGCTCGCTGCTCTGCGGGCGTGATTGTTTCCTGTGCTTCGTAGCGTCCAGTCTTGCGAATAGCAGGAAGAACTTCGGACGTGACCCAGCGCTTGAAGCGCTTTGCGGATTCGAGCTTGGAGCCGAAGATCAGAGCGTAGAGGCCTGACTCGTTGACGCAGTTGACCGTCTGAGCACGACCAAGCTTGTCAGTGATTTCCTGTTTGATGAGGTCTTCGGAATCGACGTGCTGAGATACAGCGTTCGAGGGCTTCTGAAAGCCGAGAGCTGAAGCTACGTCAATCGCGACGAAGAGAGGAAGATCGGGCGTTCCGAGCGTGCGGACTTGGGAGTTCTCAAAGGAGAAGCAAGCGGGGATAGACATGTGAAGTCTCCGTAAGAGTTTTGAAAACCCTCGTGCCATCCGCCAAGATGGTGAGCGAGGACTTGCAGGTTGGCGGACAGTCTTACGGAACTGCGCACCTTTCGGTGCCCCACAAGCCTCGCTCATAAGCAGAGACTTCGATGCACCCCTGTTTCAGGGGGGCATCCGCACGTAGCCAACAAAAACGCCGCTCAATCGAACGACTGGCGGCTACGCGCCGTAAGTTCGGGCCGCCAAGCCCGCGTCGCACCATTGCGGTGTCGACACAGGAAGCATAACCGAAACAGAGGCGCGTTGTCAAAAAGCAGGGCGATGACCTTGACAAGTCTGGGTGCAGCGGTTACGATCTAGATGCGGGTAGCCAAGACTACGCCGTATACTCTGCGTGCTCGAATTAACGTTTAAGCGATCTTTCAAGATAGCCGACCGCAGGGGGAAAAGCCGCAGTTTGCGGCTTTTCTTTTATCTGCCACCTGTTCCTAATCTTCAGAATATGGACATATACGTTTATTCCGACGAGTCTGGCGTCTTTGATCGACAGCATAATGAATATTTTGTATTCGGCGGCCTTGTGGCGTTATCGTATTCTGAAGCGGACGAAGCCACCAGGCGTTACCAACACGCTGAGAAACTAATCAAGGCAAAGGAAGGGCTTGCTAATGACGATGAAGCGAAGGCGTGTTGTCTGTCAAACAGCGGTAAGTCCAAGTTGTTTAGGTCGTTGAATAATTTTCACAAGTTTGGAGTTGTCATTCATCAGAATCGGGTTAATCCCAACATCTTTAACAACAAGAAGACAAAGCAAAGATATCTTGATTATGCGTTCAAGATTGCGATCAAAAGAAAATTCGAGGCCTTGATTCGTGAAGGAACGATCGAACCATGCAAGGTCAGCAAAATTCGCTTTTATGTGGATGAGCATGCGACCGCAACAGATGGCCGTTATGAGCTCAGAGAAGCGCTAGAGCAAGAGTTTAAGATTGGGACGTTCAACTTGAAGTGGAGTGTCTTCCACGAGCCAATTTTCCCCAATCTTCAAAGTGTAGAGTTGCATTTTTGCGATTCAAAGAGCCGAGCTCCAATTCGAGCTGCGGACATTATTGCGAATAGGATTTATTTTTGCGCAACTTCGAGAGATTTGAATTCTTTAAGAGGAAGAAAAGAATTCAAATTGATTGAACTCCCGTGATGGTCTAAAAAGCCCCCAGCTCCGTGCCGAGGGCTTGAGTTATTCGAAAAAATCGAATGACTGACCTTTTTGACAGCGTGGTCAAGATGGTCAGAAGGGGACATCAGAGTCGTATGTCGACTCGGGAGCGCGTCGCTGTGCAGCAGGCTTGGCTTGCGCAGGCTTCTCGTCGCTGTCCTTCTGGCGGAGAAGCTGGAGCTGTTCTGCGATGATTTCAGTGACCCAACGCTCGCCCCCTTGCTTGTCCTCATACTTGCGCGTGCGCAGGCGGCCTTCGATGTAGATCGGATCGCCCTTGCGGACGTACTGGCTGATGATCTCGGCGAGGCGGCCGAAAGCGGAGACGCGGTGCCACTCCGTTTCAGACTGAGTCTCACCGGCCTTGTCTCGCCACTTTCGCGTCGTTGCGATAGAGAGGGCGGCGACGATGAAGTTTCCTTGGCGAATCTCGGGATCCTGACCGACGTTGCCGAGGATGATTACCTTGTTAACGGATGCCATTGTTTCTCCTTAGTGAGATATTGATGCGGCCTCGGCGTCGGCATTTGCCGCCGTGGTCTTGAGTTCTTCGTGAAGGCCAGAGCGCACCATCGCTTTTCTCTGGTCGGGGGTGATGCCTTCAAAGAAGGCCCTGTACGCCTCCATGCCTGAGTCCGCGGCACACCGTGCTGAAGCGATGATGTCTTCGGTCAGGAAGGGGGGCGGCTCTTCGGGGCTTGCGTCCTTGTCGGTGTCCGGCTGGCCCTCGACGGGGATGCAGAAGAGCTGAAACATCAAGCTCTTGTATGCGTAGCTCATGGCCTTGCCAGATGCCTTGTCGCCGTTGTCCATGCCTTCGCCTAGCGTGACTACCTCGACGTATGAGCCATCCTTTGCGCACGTTACGCGGTAGGTGATGTGTAGACGGATGAGACGCATCTTGCCGCTGACCGCTTCGGGCTCTTTCTCCATGCGAACAGGGGCGATGTAGAGGTGATGCTTCGCGAGGAGAGGGGAGAGGGCTGCGTACACTGAGTCGATGCCGCGATACTTGTAGTTGCCGCCGCCGCTCACCGTGGCATCCTTGCCGATACCCTGTTCGCGCAGAGCGTCGGCCACAGCAACGATTGACGCGTGTACCTGCGGCACGGAGTTTTGGTCTGTCATGATGTTTTGTCCTCAGAAAGGGATTTCGTCGTCGCCGATGGCGTAGAAGTCTTCAAGCGACTTGTCGTAGATCGGCTCGGGACGCTTTGCACGTTCGCCGAACCACTGGGCTCGCTCGAACTCGTCGCGGCTGGCGAACTCTGGGTACGGGTCGAAGTCGACCTCGTCCTCAGGCTCGGGCATCGGTAGCTCGAGCGGCTCAAGTGAAGTGATCGTCATGCTTACTCCTCTGGGCATTCGAAGCCCGGCTCAGGGGCGAGGATGCAGTCGACGCGATACAAAATCATTTCCGTCGCCTCGAAGAGCGCAACTTCGAGCTCGTCGTTGATGGCGTCGATGATCTTGGTGACCTCTCTTGCCGAGCTTGCGTCCTTAAGGCTCGTGATCGCTGCAATGAGATCGGTAGAGGAATTGGGATTTACGAGATACGCCACAAGCACTTCTTCTTGCCTGTTCGTGACGTAGTTCTCGCAGAGCTCGTCGATGTCCGCGTTCGGCGTATGCTCTGCCTGTTGCGCGATGCTTCGCGCGATGTCAGTCAAAGTCTTCATTCGTTACTCCATGCTCCAGTGATGAGCGCACCAGCGATGACGGCTAGCGCACCGATGAAAGTGATGAGCGTCCAGATGCGTCCGGGGCGCTCGCACGAAAAAGGCTCGACGTTCTGCCGAGCCTGCCTTGCTGCGCGCCGCTGTTCGAGCGGTCGCTTTCGAGTAATTCGTTTCATGTCGAAGTCCTGTGGAATGTGGTCGATGATGCGGACCGGGTCGGAGAAGCTCATTCGAGCACCTCGCCTTCGTCCTCTTCGTCGTAACTTTCTTCGTCCTCGTCCTCGTCCTCGGGGTCGGGGTCGGGGCCGCACCAGCGTTCGTAGTCGTCGGGGCCGCAGCCGTCGGGGTAGTTCCAAGCCATTTTTGTCTCCTAGTCAAAAATCCAGTGGTAGATGGTGGCAGCCGCCATTGCCGGCAGGATCACCAAGCCGAAGAATCCGAGCAGGCCTTCGAGGCCCTCGATGAAGTACCCGAGTACGCCAGAGCGCTGAGGCTCGGTACCGTCCGTGCCGAAGTAGGTCCGCTTCGCCAGGTCGTCGAGGTAAGTAATAAAGCGCTTCATGACGCCTCCGAAAAATGAAAAAAAGGCATTCAGATGCCGCCGAAGGAGAGCGCCACGGTGAAGTGGCCGGCGGCACGTGAATGCCTTCTGTTGAAAGGGTCGAGGGAGCCGGGGTGAACGCAAAAGCCTCTCGTCTGCAGATGCCCCGGCTTTGGGAACCGTCATAACGATCCGCGCCATATCTGCGTCAGCGCGTTTGCCCTCAAAGTCGTCAAGGAAGTGCCTCTATGAAGCACCGGATGTTCTTCGCGACCGCCTCGTACTTGTCAGGCGTGCGCACTTTCGACAGTACATAGGGGTCTGTGACCATGTAGAAGCTGAGCGCAGCGGCGAACGCTCTGCAATCAACGTTGAGCCGGCAGATGTCTTCGGCGGTCGGCTTCTTGATGCCGAGGCCGAGGAAGTACCCGGCGGCGAAGCTCTCGAAGTTTTCGATTTTTCTCATGTTGTTCAGGCAATAAAAAAGCCCCCGGCAGTGCCGAGGGCGGTATGAACAAGGTGTTTAGAGCGTGAGATCTGGTGATTACTTTTCTTCTTTTACGTCGTTACGCCATAGTTTTGGCATAAATGAACCGATGAGCGATGCTGTCGGGACAGCCAAGAACGCGCATGTCACGATTGTTGGTTTGTCCATTAGCGCACAGACGATGGCGCATAGAACGCAGACAAGGGAAATGGCCAGACCGATGTTCTGTCCTTTTTTCTGTGCCTCAAGAGCTCCAGCGCTTTCTTTCGCTGCTATGTCAACAAGAGTGGATTTGTTTTTGGCATCCTGATCGATGGCAGAGTGTCGAGCATTTTGTTCGGCTTCGGCCATTCTGACGATTCTGTCTGCGATGCCAGGGAGAATATTCTCGTACCGCGCCAAAATGTCCGGGTGAGGCAAAGGTCCCTCAAAGGTTTCGGATTTTGCCGCGATTAGCTGAGTTTGAGCCTCTGTCTGGACGTCCGGCACATTGTCTTCAACGTCGGCAATGCGTTCTAGTTGCGTCGAGCTCTTTTCTGGCATAGGTCACAGCTTTGTCGAAGTCGCTTTTAATGTTGAGCATGTCTTCTGCCGGCGAGCGGTAGGACGTCTCGAATAGGCGACGATCAATTTTCGTTTGCACGCGAGGCGGGTTCAAGGCTACAAAAGGAGCCACCAGCCCATTGCGCACGCCTTTCATGAAATTCGTCATGAACGATGTGTTTGGCTGAGTCATGATATTCCCTTCCTGAAATCAGGGCATGTCATACAAGGTAGCCTCATCTTACCCGCTGTAGGCGCTGGTGTAAACCGCGCGGCCATTCTTTCTTGTGAAAGCTGGTTCAAGCGTCCTCACCAGTCGAGGACTCGGTATTCGTGGAAAAAAGAGGCAAGGGCGCTTGAATCGGCTTTCAATCAGGTCACGGCTGCGCATCGTCTGCGCTCAGGCCGCTCGGGGCTAACATGCCCTCTGTCCGAAGACTGATCCTGATCGATCTACTTGGGTGTAGCGATGTGTCGCTTGCAGGTGGATCCCATCCCGACGCTTTACCGACATCCGTGTACTTTTCATACGCGACCTTTGCGACTACCGGTCTGAGCTGTACTGCGCGTCGCTAGACCCTTCTAGCCAACGGCGCAGCCGCTTCTCAGGCGGTCCCCGACACAGCTAAGTGCCGAGATTCGATGCCCTTCCCATCGACGCCAAGCCTTGCGGCTCGGGTAGCAAGCGCTAAAGGTTGTTTAGCTAACCTGTTAAAGAGATATTAACACAATTGAGCATGAAGTGCTAGTTTTTGTTTAGCGCGCATTTTGCGGCTAGTTCAAGTTTTGTTAACAGAGATCAAACAGACGCAAAAAAAGGCGCAAAAAAAAGGCCGAGCGTGCAGCTCGACCTTTTGTGTGGGAGGTATGGGGTATTACAACCGCTTGATGCAAAGACCGACGTAAGCGCGGCCGATTACTTCAATGCTTTCTGGCGTTGTGTTGATGGGCTCGTAAAACTTGTTGTCGGAAAGAAGGCGCAAGCCTTCTGGGGTTACTTGTACGCGCTTGACGAACAAGCCTTCGCCGATACGGACGACATACATGCCATCTCTAACGATCTTCTTTTCTGAGATGTCAACAATGACAGCGTCTCCTTCGTGAAGAGTTGGCTCCATTGAATCCCCGAACGCCGCCATTATCTGAAGAGAACGAACGTTGGCAGATGGGCAGTACCTGCGGATGAATCCCTGAGAGACTCGCACAAAACGGATGAGTTCCAGTTCATCGGTATTCAGAAAGCCGTGGCCACAGGAAACCTCAGCATTGACGTGCGGGATAGAAACAATGCCGTCCTCAACCAGGGTTTGGACGGGTGAGGTGGCATCGCCAAACATAACATAGGCGGGTGTCACTCCAAATATCTCGCAAAGCGCTTCCAGCCCTTCTCGGTTTGGTTCGCTGTGGCCGATAGCCCAGTTGCGGACGGTGACGTTTGAAACGCCTACTTTCTTTGCGAGGCTTCGATACGAAAGCCCCGACTGCTCGATTAGAGCTTTGATGCGTTCGCTTACAGCTGACATAACAGCCTCCTTTGTCTACCTCGCATAGTAAATGAGAATTTAACACCTTGCGTTTAGCGCTAATGCTAAATCTGCTTTATAATGTGTTAACGGTAATTTAACTACCTAGGAGGATACATGAAGCAAGCTACGACGGTGTCGCTCGCGCTCGAGCGATACGGCCAAAAGCGCGGCATCACCTACGGTGTTCATAGCCAGTTGGCTAGGGAGCTTGGCGTTTGCCGCCAAACCGTGTGGGGATGGTGCAAGCGCAACAGCGTGACGCCGAAGTATTTGGAACAGTTTGCTCAGCTTACTGGCGTTAAAGCGTCCGAGCTGAACAAGCTGACTCGGCGCGTCTGTGAGGACTGACTATGAGTTACGCCGCGATCGATTGGGCAATGCCAAAAGTCATAAAAGACGTGAACGCAAAATCTTGCCTTGTTGTGCTGGCATATCACCACAACAAGGAAACGGGTTTGTGTTGCCCGAGCATTTCTACGATTGCGGATGAGATGGGCGTCCGATCGTTGAACACCGTCCGAAAGGTCATCGGAGTTCTCGTAGAAATGAATCTACTCACGATGTCTCGTGAATTTGGTGATCGTGGAGAAATCCTGAGCACGAGATACACCCTCAATCTCCAGTCTGAAGCGTTCAAACCCGTGAGAAAAAAGAAAGGGGTGGTTCACGACGTGAAGGAGGGTGGTTCACCAAATGAAGGAGGGGTGGTTCATCTCGTACAGGGGGGTAGTTCATCTCATGAAGGAGGGGTGGTTCATGTGGTGAACCCTAACAAGGAAGTAGAACAGGGAAAGGAACAGATAACTGGAACAGAGAAGGGAACAAGGAATAGCTTGCCCGCGCAAGCGCCGTGGGAAACCGACCATCTTACCAACGACGGTAAAAAGGTCGAAAAGCCGAAGAAAGAACGGGCAAAGCCAAAGACAAGCTGCCCTTTCTCGCCTGACGATCCCATCCCGCCTGAGTACCTCGAGTACGCACAAACAAAGCACCCGAGCATCAACCCTCAGACCGAGTTCACCAAGTTCGTCAACTTCCACCTTTCCAAAGACAACCGGTACAGCAACTGGCTGGCCGCATGGAGGACGTGGGCGACGAAAGCAGAGGAGTTCGCTAAGAGCAGGCCGCAGAGCCAGTCATACGCACAACGCAACAACAAGCCACTCATTTTCGATGACGCCTACTACGGCGACGGGAGTTTCTGATGAACGATGTAGTAAAGATTTTTAGGGAGACGGGGGTCCGAAAGGTGACGCTGACCTGTCCGAAGCACGGTCAGTACACGGTCGAGCAGGCGATCGTAGGCGGAAAGGTTGCTCATACGCCTGAATGTCCGATGTGCGCTGAGGAGCGTTGGAACTCCCCTGAAGAAAAGGCCGAGCGTGAGCGCTTCAAGGCAGAAGCTGAGGCACTCGAGAAAAAGCGTGCAGAGGAGGCTGCGAAGGCTGCTCACGACACCGCTGTGCGACGCGCACGCATCCCCGACGAGTTCGTGGGCAAGACGCTCAATGACTTCCGCGAGACGAATGCTCAGCTCCATGAGGCGCTTCGTCAGGCCCGGCTCTACGTCGACCACTTCGAGACGATCGCTCCAAAGGGCGTCGGCTTCTGCCTCTACGGCCAGTGCGGCACCGGCAAGACGATGATGGCATGCGCGATTCTGCAGGAGCTTCTCGGCAAGGTGCAGGGGCTCTACGTGCCGATGTGGGACGTGCTCCGCGCCATTCGCAAGGCAGATGCCTTCAAGGCCGACACGGCAGACTATGACGCCCTCGTAAAGGCACCGCTCCTCGTCATCGATGAGATCGGCGTTCAGAACGGTTCAGCTTTCGAGGAGTCACAACTGATGTCCTTGCTGGACGTGCGCTACAGCAAGCACCTTCCGACTATCTACGTCACAAATCTTCTGCCGGACGTGAAGCCCGACACGAAGGAAATCAATCCCAACACGCTGAAGGCGAAGTTGGGCGAACGCATCTTTAACCGCATTTATGGTTCGAGCGTCTTTCTCTACTTCAAGGGTGAGAGCCAGCGCAAGCGAATCATGAGCATCGAGGAGTTGATCTGATGCAACGTGAAATCTACTTCAGCGTGACCGGTAGAAACGAGGGTGACAAGCTCGTCCCGTTCTTTGGTGAGGTCCGTGTCGGCCATGAGTCGGTCACGGTTTTCGGAGAGGCCGAGGGACTGGACAACAAGCTCCGTGCGGTACTCGCGGCCATGCACCTAGCGAACGCGCTCGGGATCGCGGCGTTTGATATCCCCGCGATCCTTGAGGCCTGTGTCGGAGACAAGTCATCCGCAGAAGGGATGCTACGTCCCTTCGAGGACTACCGTCCGCCGGCAGACGAGCGGATCAAGACGGCGCAAGCCAGTTTCCTAGACCCTACGCCAGATCGAATGAAAGGAATCCCACAACGCCTTCGCCAGGGCGGCGCCACATCAGGCTCCCCATGTGGAGAGGTCGAGTCTTGCCGACAGGGAGGTCAGGACGACGTGTGACGTTAGCAATGCAACTGAGGTGGCGGAGCATGACAGCACGCTCGTTTCCGTTAACGACGAGGAAGGCAAGCATGCCGTCTCGAACCTTGTCGTCGGACTCGAATGAACGCTCGCCAGGGCATCGGACGAAGTAGTGGTTCCCGCTCTCTGTCGTGATTTCGTAGACCGATTGGTCGTTTTCAGGAACTTCAAATTTAAACATTGAATTTCTCCGTGGTTTGGTTGAAAGGATGTGCTGGGGAGCACTGATCAATCATTCCACGGAGACCGATAAAAGGGAAGAGGAGTTTGTTAAATGACGAATGGAGTAATCCACGACTCCGACTGCGCAGTGCACAACGAGCCCGCTTATCCGGCAGGCCCGTGTGACTGCGGAGCGCTAGCTAAACATGAGCGTCGATACGCAACATGGCTTTATCAGCTGGGTTGTAAAACGGCCTTACGCCTTCGAAACAGGATTGCGTCACCTCTATGGCGGAAATCTTCGACAGCGAAAACAGGTGCCATGCGGGCACTGTCCCGCTATTGCTTGTACCTGCTGTTTGGTAGCCGCGCAGTGCGGGCTTGCCTGCAGTCGTCACGCCAAGAAGAAAAGGCTCGACGACACGATGGTGACCATCGTATGTGAATTTGACAACACGTCTGTTGTCGATGGCGAATGTTAGGTCGTCGTAGACGGACATAACGAATCCTCCGTGGTTTGGTTGAACAAAGCAGAACTTCTCAGGGCCCTGCATGTCAATCATCCCACGGGGAACCAGATAGGTAAAGGGAAGGAAATGGACGAAATTGAATGCCTTATAGGGAGCGTCCTGCTTTTCGTCATGTACGTTGCATGGATTTTTGAGAGCGATGACCGGGACGAATGAGCAAAAGCATATTGACCACAGGAGGACGTTATGAGGTGGAACATCAAGGGCTTCGACCAGTACGAAGTCGACGAGGCAGGGCAAGTCTGGGCCAAGCCGCAAAAGCGCCGATTCGGCAACAGCTGTCGCCTGATCCCCGAAAAGCCACTAAAGCTCGAAAAGGCGGGCACGTGGCAGATGCGGAAGGCGGGGCTGCCACAACGTCTACGCCCCGACGAAATTGAACAACTCAAAATCGCAAAAGGAGAAACCGATGCAACTCACTCGTAGCCCCCGCATGTCCGAAATCAAGGACGAGGACTTTGAGCCGATCGAGAAGGACGGAAAGCTCAATGCCCCCAAAATCGGCGAGCGATGCCTTTTCCTGCTCAGAGCCTGGCACGGGCGTCCTGTCAATGGCTTCAGGGTCTTCGGATATCGGGAGGACGATGCGCTCATCTACGTACCTCTCTACAAGCAAAGCCTGTCGCTCCTGAACGTCAAGGGATGGATTCGCGTTGGCGGTGAGCCGTTCTATAACGGGCGCTTCGGAGGTGCGAAATGACCAGCCTCTTCACACCTGACGAACTACCGCGCATGGCTAAAACGCTCAAGACGCTCGAGACGACCATCGACGCGATCGTCTGCGCAGATGAAAGCCAGCACGTGAGAAATCACTCATGGGATCGCTTGGACAACCGCAAGCGCGTCAAGCAGGCTCTTCGCGCCGCAAAGCACCAGGCAGATTCCATGCTGCGACTGATGGAGCGCACCGACCTCGAGAGACTCGCACATGAATAGAAAAGTCTTCGCGCTCGGGCGCATGAAGTCCGGCCAGATGAACCGCACAGAGGCGGCTTATGCAACCACGCTAGAAGCCGCCAGAAACGCGCATGAGATCGTCTGGTATGCCTTTGAAGGTGTCACCCTTAAGCTCGCCGACGGATGCCGCTACACCCCTGATTTCGCTGTTCTACGAGCTGACGGCATCATGGAGATGCACGAGGTCAAGGGCTATTGGACCGACGACGCCCGCGTGAAAGTCAAGGTTGCAGCTGAGAAGTTTCCGTTCGTTTTCAAAGCTGTCTACAAGCAAGCAAAGAAAGACGGCGGAGGTTGGAGGATTGAGGAGTTCTGATGATCACGAAAGAGCAAGAACAGCGACTTCGCAACTGGGCGCGAGCAAACCGCGAATGCCCAAGAGTCAAGAAGGGGGCGACGCTTGTCTTCTGTGAGTCGCTTCGCTACTGGTATGACCACGAGGCGGAAGAGGGAGATGACGAGCCGCCGACGCGACCGCCGCAGGCAGAGAGACGGGGCATCGACGTCGACGACGCTAACCTGATCGATCGAGCTTACAGAGATCGAGAAATGCGTAACATCAGCCGCGCAGTTCTGCGCATGTTCTACTGCGAGAAGCGCCACCCCAGGGACATCGAACGCGAGCTCTCGCTAGGGGAAAAGACGCTCAACATGCATAGGGAACGAGCCGTCAATCAGATCTTCCGAATTGTTGAATCTTTGGAGAAGGAGGCGTAAAATGACCAAATAAGGTCGTATGACAGCTGCAGTTGGCAGTCCGGTTTTCCGTGGGCTCCCGTATGGGAGCTTCGGCGTGCCCGAAAGAAACGAACCCGCAAGCGTATGCAAGCGTTTCAGAGCTGACGCTAGCTTGAGTTAAGATGTAATTGAGCCCGTGGTGAAGAACTGCGGGCTTTTTTCGTTTACAACACCGCGCACGCCTCTCAACGATGCACAACCCGCGCGGTTTCCATTCGCTACCTTAGGTCAGTTTGCTCTAAGGCTTGGGTGGGGAGAAATCCTCGCCCTCTCTAATTCCTTGGGTTACCTATGAAGAAAGCTATTGTGGCGGCCATTGCGGTCGCCTTTTTCGTTTCTACAGCAGCTGAAGCACGAGGTGGTCGTGGGTTCAGCGGCGGTCGTTCGTTCTCCCGTCCTGCTCCTACGAAGAGCTATGCACCGAAGCGCACGACAGTCGTGAAGAAGAACACGACCGTCATCAACCAGACCGTTCATCAAAACACCACCTCTTCGGGTGGCGGCTTCTGGTCGACTGTCATGGGTGCCGCCGCAGGCTCGATGGCTGGCAATGCCATTTACGACTCCATGACGAAGGACGACGAACCGAAGCAGCCTGCGCAGGCTCAGCCGCAGGTCATCTATGTGCCTGTCGACCAGAACGGGAAGCCCGTTAAACAGGCTCAGTGAACCGAAGGGTGGCATTTCAGTTATTCGAAATTTTCGAACAGCTGACCGAACCCATGCGCAAACTCCCGCGTAAAAAAAACGGGAGTTTTTTATTCGTCCAGAACATGACTTGAGGAGGTCTGCATGGACATCGAAAACCAGACACCCGCCCGTCTCAAGGTGGAATACCGAAAGGTCGCAGACCTCATACCCTACGCCCGAAACGCTCGAACGCATAGCGATGAGCAAGTTTCTCGCATTGCGGGATCGATCCAAGAATTTGGCTGGACTAACCCAATTCTTGTTGACGGCACAAACGGCATTCTCGCGGGACATGGCCGCCTAGCGGCAGCACGAAAGCTCGGCATGAGCGAAGTCCCCGTGATCGAATTGGCGGGACTGAGCAAAACACAGAAACGCGCCTACATTCTCGCTGACAACAAGCTCGCATTGGACGCGGGCTGGGACGACGAACTGCTAAAGGTCGAACTCGAAGAGCTGAAACTGGAAGGCGTGGAACTTGACGACATAGGCTTTTCTTCGGAAGAGCTTGACGACTTATTGACCGTTGACGATTCTGACGATTCCGACGAGCCTGATATTCCTGAGCCTAAGCCAGACCCTGTATCGAAACGCGGCGACGTTTGGACGCTTGGTGTTCACCGAGTAATGTGCGGTGATTCGTGCTCTGCCACAGATATTTCTAAGCTTGTGGGGGGGGGTAGGGTAAACCTCTACCTGACGGACCCTCCCTACAACGTAGCCTACGAAGGCAAGACGAAAGACGCTCTTACGATTGAAAACGATTCGATGGAGGATGGGGCCTTTAGGCAGTTCCTCGTTGATGCGTTTTCAATGGCGGACACCGTCCTTGAGCCGGGCGGCGTTTTCTACATCTGGCACGCCGACTCGGAGGGATACAACTTCCGTGGCGCTTGCCGAGACGTTGGCTGGAAGGTGCGCGAGTGCCTGATCTGGAACAAGAACGCCTTTGTTCTTGGTCGCCAGGACTACCAGTGGAAACACGAACCCTGCCTTTATGGGTGGAAAGACGGCGCGAGTCATGAGTGGTACTCAGACAGAAGCCAGACGACGGTTATCGACTGTGATCGCCCGATGGGAAACGGCGAGCATCCGACGATGAAACCTGTCGAGCTGTTCCGCTACCTCATGGAGAACTCGTCCAAGAAGGGAGACGTGGTCTTTGACAGTTTTGGAGGCTCTGGGACGACATTGGTCGCAGCTGAAGAAACTGGTCGCGTCGCTTACCTGATGGAACTCGACCCCGTTTACGTTGATGTGATCATCAAGCGGTGGCAGGAAATGACGGGGCTTGAAGCCGTTCGCGATGACGGCAAAACCTACAACTCGCTGATTTGAAAACTCTCGGAGGGGTGACCCAGTAACCGAGAGTTTTTCAACCCTGTTTGAAGGATTGTCTTAACTCGGCGAACATCGGAACTGCCCCGTACCTTCCGAGAGTATTCATATGGAAACGAAACCACGAATTCAGATCGATCTGCGTAAGGTTGAAGAATACGCGCAGGTCTGCAACAACGAAGAGGAGATTGCCAACGCACTCGGAATCTCCTACACGACGCTGAAGGCTCGAAAGAGAGAAAGCGACCAATTCGCCAGTGCCATAAAAAGGGGCAAGGCGAAGGCAAACGTTTTTGTCGGCGGCAAGCTCATGGAAAAGATCAAGAGCGGGGATACCGCCTCGATCATCTTCTACATGAAGTCCCGCTGCGGATGGAAGGAAACCTCCCGATCCGAGATTACCGGGGCGGACGGCGGCGCAGTCAAGGTTGATGCAGCTCCCGACCTTTCCGGGGTTTCTACCGAAAACCTGCGCAAGATTAGGGAGCTTATGAATGAACAGACTCCCAACTCTGATTGAGCTTGACCGAGAACTTGCACGGCGTTCACTGGGCGAGTTTTGCAAGATGGCGTGGAACGTTCTCGAACCCGCCACACCGATCAAGTGGGGATGGGCGCTCGACGCGATGTGCGAGCACCTAGAAGCTGTCCACAGCGGACAGATCAAGCGCCTTCTGATGAACGTCCCGCCGGGCATGATGAAGTCGCTCCTTACGGGCGTTTTCTTCCCCGCATGGGAATGGGGCGCGGGCGGCTCGCCGTCCCTGCGCTACCTCACGACGGCGCATAAGGAAGACCTCGCAATCCGAGACAACCTCAAGTGCCGCCGCTTGATCTCCTCGGACTGGTATCAGGAGCGATGGGGCGTCGAACTCTGCGGCGACCAGAACGCGAAGACGAAGTTCGAGAACACCGCCACGGGCTTTCGCGAGTCCATGGCCTTCCGAAGCCTGACGGGTAGCCGAGGCGACCGCATCATCATCGACGACCCTTTGAGCGTCGCTGATGCGTTTTCCGAGGCCGCGCTGCACTCGGTCGAGACGACCTTCCTAGAAGCCGTCCCGTCCCGTGTGAACAACTCAGACAGCGCGATCATCGTGATCATGCAGCGCTTGCATGAACGCGACACCTCGGGCGTCATCCTAGCCCGCGAACTCGGGTACGAACACCTGATGTTGCCGATGCGCTTTGAGGAAAGCCGCAGGTGCAAGACTTGCATCGGCTTCACCGACCCTCGCCAGAAAGAAGGTGAGCTGCTCTTTCCCGAGCGCTTTACCGCCACTCAGGTGGATGAAATGGAGAAGGTCATGGGTGGCTATGCTGTCGCAGGTCAGTTCCAACAACGCCCGGTGCCTCGAGGCGGCGGGCTTTTCAAGAGTGACTGGGTGCAGTATTGGGACACTTTGCCCGAGCGCTTCGATGCGAGTGTGATCTCGTGGGACATGACTTTCAAAGACTCGAAAGCGTCCGACTTCGTTGTCGGGCAGGTTTGGGGCAGAAAGGGCAGCTCTTTCTATCTCATCGACCAATTCCGCGGTCAGTGGGACTTCGTTAAGACGCTCGAGCAGTTCGTCGCGGCGGCAAACAAGTACCCGCGCGTGACTCGCAAGCTCGTGGAAGACAAAGCGAACGGGTCGGCGATCATCGCGACGCTCAAGAAAAAAGTGTCGGGCATCATCCCGATCACGCCAAAAGAAAGCAAGGAGGCGCGCGCGTCGGCCGTAACGCCATTATGGGAGGCTAGGAACGTGTACTTGCCTCCACCTGAGTGGTTCCCGTGGGTCGAGCGCGATCTGGTGCCTGAGCTCCTCGCATTTCCGTCAGGTGCTCACGATGACACCATCGACGCGATGAGCCAGGCATTGACGGATCTAAATAAGCACAGCGGCTTGCATATCGATCCGACGAATCTAGCTTACTTACTTGGACGGTAGGCACAACTCATGCAACCTGAACTGACGTTACGCGCTTGGGGCGCTTTGATCATCTTGTATGCCATAGGCGCGTCGGTGGCCATATTCGCAATTGCAAAGGCAGTTGAGGCCGTTGTCGACTTGGTCGGGCATGTGCGGTGGCAGGCCGCAAGGCGCCGCGTTTTCCGCCGATTCCTGAGCGAATGGCGCAAAGTGGAGATTAAGCATTGTGAGCAAGAAGAAAAGAAAGACGGCGAAAACCCAAGCGCCTAACGGCAAACTCCTCGCGCAGGCAAAGCGCATCGCCGCGCTTGAGGAGATCGACCGCACGCTACGCACGCCGCCGCAAGCCACTCAGCTCTTCGAGACGGTCGAGAAGGTGAGGGAGCGTTTCGCCCCTCCGGTGACTCTCGGGGTGTCTGAAAAAGAGCGCCTAGCGCAAGATGAGGCACTTTCTGACGCGGGCTTTTATGGCGCAATTCATCGCAGCCTTCAACAGCACGGCTACGAGCTCGGGCAGTACCCAGTGACCTCTTTCGTAGGTTACGGCGCGCTTCAGCAGATTGCGCAGAACGGCATGATCCGTGCTTGCGTGCAGACCGTTGCGGATGATATTACCCGCGAGTGGATTACGATCACGGGCGATGACGCGGAGGCTGTTGAGGAGATTCAGACACTTCAAGAGAAGAAGTACCACCTACGCACGCTCTTTCATGAGGCCGCAACACTAACCGGATACATGGGCGGGGCTTTTATCTACGTCGACACCGGCACGGAAAATCCCGAGTTGCCCCTGCGCTACTCAAACGAAAGCGCAGAGCTACAGCCGGGTACGAAGCTCCGGTTTGTCGTGGTCGATCCTGTGAACGTATCGCCGGGCGACTACAACGCCATCGACCCGCTCAAGTCCGACTACCTCAAGCCCCGCTACTTCTGGGTGCTGGGAACGAAGGTGCATGAGTCGCGCTTGCTTAGGCTTTTTGACAATCCGCCGCCGACGCTTCTGCGACCGGCATACAACTTCCTTGGCATTCCGCAGGCTCAGATCCTCTGGGACTACGTGATGCACTGGAATCAGTGCCGGGTCTATACGGCCGACTTGGTGCGCAAGGTCTCGCTTCTCGTTTTCCAGACGAGCACGGATGACATCTTCAACTCGCCTAACGGGGTGCGGTTGTTCGACATCCGTATGAAGGCGCTTCAGCGCTATCGCGATAACAACGCCGTGTTCGTCTGCGACAAGGAAGGCGAAAGTGTGATGAACGTGCAGACGTCAATCGCGGGCTGTACGGACGTCGTGCGCCAGTCGCTCGAGATGATTGCGTCGATCAACCGCACGCCTGCCGTGAAGCTCTTGGGCATCAGTCCTAGCGGCTTCAACGCAACGGGCGAAAGCGATATTCGTAACTACTACGATTACATTCGTTCCAAGCAAGAGCTGCGTCGCGAAGCAATTAACACTTGCTTAGAGGCAATTGAACTAGTCGAAATGGGGAGCATCAATTCGAATATCTCCTTCGACTTCAACGAATTGAGCAAGGAAGATGAAGCCAGCGCGGCCATGACCGCTCAGACGCGCGCAGGCGCTCTTGCAACGCTTGCACAAGTTCAGGCAATCAGCGCAGAGGAAATGCGCGAAGCGGTCAAGAAAGAGCCGGCGATGCACTTGGGCTTTTTGAGTGACGAGGTGCCCGAAGGGGAGCCTGAGGATATCGAGGGCTTGCTTGGCGCGCTTCAGCAGGCAACGACCGCAGTGGCAGAGCCTGCTCCAGCATCGAACCCGCCCGACGAATCGCGGCAACTGCTTCAGTCCCTAGGTGGCTTGAATGGCTAAACGCATCAAGACGATCCCCGCGATCGAGCCGAATGCCGGGCTCAAGGCGGCCTTGCAAAAGCGGCTGATTGCTCTCATTGAGAAACAGACGCGCGAGGCAACGGCCGAGCTCCTGCGCAACCTGATCGATTCGGGCTGCTTCACGCAGCCTGTCGAGACGGTTGCGCAGGACGCCGCACTGTGGGGACGCAAAGAGAAAAAGATCATAGATGAGGCGATACGCGCTTTCAAAGCGTCTAATCCCGCCGATGCCGCTCGAAAGCTTGACCTGAGTCTCACCGAGAAAATGGCGCGGTGGATGATTCACGCGGGAGAAAGCGCAAAGCTCGTCTCGGGATGGTTTGTCCGCGCAATGGCGCAAAACGTGACAGCGAGCCAGCGGCGTGCGCTGATACGCGCGGGCATCACTCCTACTCTGCTCAAAGAAAAATGGACGATCCCTATCGTCAAGAATCGATACATGGCGCCGAGCACAGCAAAAGCGTTGCCGGGGCTTGTGGACGGCATGACGGGGCTCATCACCAAAATGCAGGCGGATGACCTCGCCAGAGTGCGAGAGACGATTACACGCGGCCTCTACGAGGGGCAGAGTCTGGGAGAGATCGAAAGCGTGCTGAAAGCCTCTAGGGGCTTCACGGAGGCCCGTGCCAAGCGAGTTGCGCTTGATCAGTCGATCAAAGTCAGTCAGGGCATCCAACGCGGCAACGCCGAGGCATTGGGCATCAAGCACGCGGTATGGGTTCACGTCCCGGGGCGGTATTCATCACGCGAGACGCATATCGCAATGGACGGCAAACGCTTCGACCTTTCCGAGGGGCTTTACGACCCGGCTGTAGGCCAGAACGTAACGCCCGGGCTGTTGCCGTTTTGCCGATGCATTTTCCGTCTAGATATATCGGACATATTGAAATGAACAACGACCGCTATTTACTTGCCCTAGATGCCGAGAGCGTGAGGAGGTATGACAAGAACGGGAACCTCCATGTCACCGTCTCGCACTTGACCAAAGCGCAGGTGCGACCGTACTACGGGCATGAGGTACCTGACTGGGAGCGTCTGAGGCTCGATCCGCAGAAGATCTATCGCGGATACTGCCCGCCAGAGGAGCTGAGCAAGCCCGAGACAATCGAGAGCACGAACGGCATCCCGATTCAGCTCAACCATCATCCAGACTACGCAGACGCGCCGCAGATCAAAACGCGCGTCGGCTCCACTGGGACAGACGGCGCATTTAGAGCGCCATACCTAGACAACTCGCTGCACTTCACTGTTGAGGATGCAATCAAGCGCATCGTCGATGGGTCGATGCGTGAGTTGTCTCTTTCGTACAGATATACCCCTGACTTCATCCCTGGCAAGACGCCGGACGGCGAAGACTATGACTTCGTTATGCGTGACATTACCGCCAACCATGTTGCGCTGGTGGAGCAGGGCCGCGCGGGGCGCGATGTGTTGGTGCAAGACAGTCACTTAAGAGAGGCTCAACCTATGGACGTGACGGAAAAGAACGCGGCTCCCGTAGCCGCAGCTGACGGCGATCCTGCCGTCGAGAAGAAGGAGGTGGCACTTGCTGACGCAATCGCCGCTGCCGCCAATGGAATCAAAGACCTGCATGAGCAGGACGAGGAGGGGAATGTGGTCGACAAGTCCGCTGAAGAGGCGCAAGCCGCTGACGAGGACAAGGACGCAGCCATCAAGCGAATCATCGCCGAAATGGTTTCCAAGGGCATGAAGCCTGAGGATGCCGAAGGCTTTGCCGATGCGCTCAAGGGGCTCGCCTATGCCGAAGCCGAGGCCGAAGATGAGGACATCAACATCGGTGAAGAGGTCGAAAAGCCTGCCGAAGATGAGGACGAGTGCGCTCAGCTCATCCAGGACGGCCTGAAGGCCTGCGGCTACGACGAGGAGCCAGAAGAGTTCCAGAAGGCGTTTGCCGAGGGTGTGCGCTATGGCGAACGAAAGGAAAAGACCGAGCCTGAAAAGCTCGATCGTGAGCATGAATCCGAAGGCGAAGAACGCGCACTGGGGCAGGACGCCGCGCTTAAGCGTGTCGAACGCCGCATCGCTCGACGCTTTACGGCAATGGATGAGTGCGCTCAGACGCTCGGTCGCGTCCGCTTCAATGCCTACGACTCTGCCGAAAGCGTCTATTTGGCCGCGCTGGAGCAGGAGGGTGTGAGCATCAAGGGCGTTCGTCCCGAAGCCGCCCGCACCGCTTATCTCGCCTTCATGGCCGGCAAGAAGGTCTCTGCCAAGCGCTCGCTCGCTCAGGACGCCCAGCTCAAGACGGGCAAGGCCGACTCCATTCTCTCCACTAAGCTTTCTCAAATCAAGAAGGGGTATTAATCATGGGTTTTCAGGCAGTTGTTAAGACTGATCCTGCCGTCGGCATTGCCGGTCAGGAAGTGAATCCGAAGCAGGCCGTTTACACGGCCTTCAACTACGTCTCCGACGGCACCGTTCAGGCAGGTACTTTCTGCTTTGCTACGGCGCTCAAGGGCAACGTTACGGGTGAAACGAACATCGTCTCCCTCAAGGGCACGTCCGGTGCCAAGCCCGTCGGTTTTGTCGAACGTGACGTCATCGCTACGATTCCGACGCTCACTGCTGACGCATCGCAGGTCTATCCGCAGGGCGCCTGCCCGCCGATCGCCATTCGCGGCCAGTTCTATGCTGTCGCTACGGGCGCGGTTACGGAAGGCCAGTCCGTCCTGTGCGATCCGGCCACGGGTGCCATTACGTATGGTGCCGCCGGCACTACGAACGACACGGGTTGGCGAGTGATTTTCCCCCGCGGCGTCAAGAGCGCCGCCAAGGATGATGTCGTGATTTATCAGAACTTTGGCGTTACGGTTGCGACCGGCGCAATGGCCGCCGCTCTCGCTGACTCTGCAAAGGTTGACGAGGCCTCCGCGGGCTAAGGAGGTTGGGCTTATGGCTTACTCTCCTACGTTGTGGAAACGCGGCGACATCATCACCGCCGAGAAGCTAAACAAGGTCGAGACGGGACTGCAGGCCGCTGCCAGCGTTGACATTCAGTCTGCGCAGGCAACGACGCTCGCCGCCGGGGCTCCTGCAACTGCTGTCATCGAGGGTGGCGTTCTGAAGCTCGGCATCCCTCGCGGTCAGACGGGCGCGCAGGGTGCCGCCGGTGCTCAGGGTGCCAAGGGCGACACTGGTGCACAGGGCGCTAAGGGTGAAACGGGCGCTACGCCTACGATTACCGCTACGGCCACTGTTGACGCCACCGTCGGCACGCCCAAGGTCACGGTAAGCAAGGGCGGCACGACGACCGCGCCGACGTTTACCTTCGCTTTCACGGGGCTCAAAGGCGCAACGGGTGCTCAGGGTGTCGCGGGTGCGACTGGGGCTAAAGGCGAAACGGGGGCTGCGGGCGCCAAGGGCGACCAAGGCGAACGAGGCGCGGCTGGGGCGGCGGGCAAGAATGGCTCTTGCTTCCGTGTCTCTGCAACCGCTCTCGCTGATAGCCAGACGGGCATTGCCGCAACGGCGCTCACGCCTACCAACGCGCAACTTCCCTACGCCGTCGGCGACATCGTGCTGGACGCTACGACGAAAAAGCTTTACGCGGTCACGGCGGCGAGTGGTGGAACGTGCTCTATCGGCACCGCGCTTGCAACGCTTCCCTAAACAAACTATTTGGAGGAGTGGCCTTTGTGATGAGCAAAGGCCATGAATATTCATATGGATCAAAACTTTCTGAATGCCAAGGCGCGCGGCATCGAGGCTCCGTACGCCGTCGGCTTTATGCCGTTCGATGAAAAGGACGGTCGCATCGTCCTCAAGAACATCAACCGCGACCAGCTCGCACAGGATGCCGCGCTTTCCACGCAGCCGAACGTCGGCGCGCCTGCGGCTCTCTACACGTACGTCGACCCGCGCATCATTGATGTGCTCTTCGGTGTCACGAATGCCACGAAGTTCTTTGACAAGACGCTCGTTGGCTCCTTTATGCAGGACTACGCGACCTTCAGCGTGGAAGAAGTGGCCGGTCAGGTCTCGCCGTACAACGACTTCGCGAACGGCACGAGCACTGATGTCAACTACAACTTCCCGGTTCGCCAGAACTTCCGTTATCAGACGACGATTAAGTACGGCGATCTCGAAACGGCGAAGCTCGCCGAGGCCAATGTCAACCTCCCTGCTCGCAAGCAGAACGCGGCCGCGCAGATCATTGCCCGAGCTGAAAACAAGTTCCAGCTCTACGGCGTTGCGGGCATGGAAATCTACGGCATGCTCAATGATCCGAACATCCCGGAATCGATTTCTCCGGTGTCGGTCAATAGCAAATCTACGTGGGCTGAAAAGATCGCGGCCGACCCGAACAACGCGGCCACGCTCGTGTTCAATGACGTGAACAAGCTGTGGCAGGAACTGACTGCTAACAATGGCGGTCATCTTGACGTGAACGCCCCGATTGTTCTGGGCATCTCCAACAAGATGATTGGCTACCTGACTCAGCCGAACCAGTTTGGCAAGACGGCCAAGGTCATGCTGCAGGAAAACTATCCGAACATCGAAATCGTTCAGCTTCCCGAGCTCTCCACGGCCGCCGGCGAAATGCTCTACATGACGGTCAAGGAAGTGTATGGCGACGAGACGGGCTTCTCCGCCTTCTCCCGCGCCTTCGGCCTCGGTCGCCTGATCGCGCATGAATCCAGCTTCACGCAGAAGGCAACTGCTGGCACGTGGGGTTGCGTGATTCGCCGCCCGAGCCTCGTTGCGACGATGGTCGGCATCTAAAACTCGCAGGCCGTCACGAACGGCCTTTATCTCCACGGCGGGGCGGGTTCACGCCTGCCCTGCCCAACCTCTTGTCACGAATAGGTTTTTTATGGCTCGCACTACTCGTACTCGTAAGGCTTCTGCTCTCGGCACCACGGGCATCATTGCCGACACCGCTGAGCAGGAAGCAAAGAAGGTTTCTGACATCGCAGGCGATGAGATCATTTACATTGCCTGCGGCATGCCCCTCGGGCTCAAGTTTGATGACGTTGACAATGGCAATGGTGGCGCGAAAACCGTTGTTTTCCCGGGGGTTAATCACGCGCTAAGGGGGCAGGCCAAGGGCGTTCTCCTCGGCGCAGGGAATGCCGTCCTGGTGGGCGTAGCACGCCGAGACTGGGAGGACATAAAGCGCAAACATGGTGGCGAGCGCGCCTTCACCGCCATGCCCCCGCTCCTCTGGGAGATGAGGAGCGAGAAGGAATTCAAGGCGCGCCGCGATGAGATTGCCGAGATGCGCACGGGCGTCGAGCCTGTCGATCCGGCTTCGGTCGGCGTTGAGAAGGTAAAAGACATCGAGGCCTAAAAATGGACGTAGCGCTTGATATTGAAGAATTCCGCTCATGGTTCCCGGGGCTGACGGAGGCCGTCATCAATGATGTGCTCTTGGGTGTGCTGTGGGATCGGGTGGGGGCGATTGTCGGCACGACTGACGCAGATAGCTTTGCCCCGTTCGATCCTGATGCGACGCCCCCAGTGCTCGAGCGTAAAGTGCTTCTCTATTACGCGCTGTGTCATATGGCCACGCTCTCTACGCGTGGCGATCAGCCCGGTCGCGTGGCCAGTGCATCAGAAGGCTCGGTGTCGTCATCCTTCGATCTCATCAAGAGCAACTCGCAGTCCGCGCAGTGGTGGAATCAGACGCCCTGTGGGTCTACGTATTGGATGATGACGGGCAAATACCGTCTCGGAGGACGCCTGTACGTCTCTGACAACTATCACCCGTGGGGGTAATGATGGGCATCAAGGTTGACGCAGGCAAGGTGACGCAAAGGCTTGAGGGACTCGCCAAACAGTACGGGAATCGCGCCGCGAAAGTGGTCGAGGTGGGGGTGACTGACGCAAGCATTGCCGAATACGCGCAGTACGTTGAGTTCGGCTGGGTGCAACGCGTCACGCCGAAGCAATCGCTTTTCCTGAGTGGTGCCATTGGACGTCCGGTGCCCCTAAGTGATCGGGGACGCCCGGACTTCAGCAAGGCGGCCATCAAGCCTGGAGCGGCATTAGTAAACCCGCCCCGCCCGTTCCTGCGGGGGACGCTCGTTGCAGAGCAGGAAAAGTGGAAGGGCGTGCTGAAGAAGGCGCTCGAGGGGCTGAAGGATCCTGCGTCGGCGCTTACGGTACTGGGCACTGTGGCCGCGCAGGATGTGCAGGCAACCATTGCAAGTGGCGGGACGACAAAGGAAAAGTTCCAAGAGCGCGCGCCGCTCACGATGGAGCTTTACGCCGCGCAGTCTGCAGGGCGTAAGACTGGGGGAAAAAATCACTCGTCGAAAGCCAGCTCCGCCACGACGCAACCGATGGTTTTGTCGGGGGCGTTGCTTCACTCAATCGCCTTTGAGGTCAAGTGAACATGAGCTTCACGGTTGAGAATCTGGGAGTTGTATGGGGCTAAATTTACATGCAGTGGTACGCGGATCGATCAATGCGATCCACCCGGATGAGGAGGTTCAGCTACTTCACTCAACGGGGTCAGTGCCTGATGAAAATGGCTTTGCCGCTCCGCAGTACGATCGCACTATGGGCGTCCTGGCACAGGTGCAAAGCGAGGGCGATGCGGCGCTGTTCCATGCCGACATGGCGGGGGCAAACTCGGTCGTGCGTAAGTTCTACCTATTCGCCCCGAAGGACTTTGCAAAACAGACCGCAGGCATCTTTCGCCCGATCTCCCGCGCAGGGGATTACATCCTGCGTAAGGACGGGACTGTATGGGCTGTAGATGCGGTTCTAGAAAACTTTTCAGGCGTCAACTGGTTGAGTGTGCGCGCTACGCTTCAGCTAAGCCCGCCGCAGGGGATTGTATGGTTATGATGCAAAGCCCTCCTACGCGCTCTACGATCGTCTCCGATGAGACGGTCTACAAGGCCGTCAAAGACTTCGAGTTGCTGATGATGTCCGGCCTTGAGGCTACGCACGTCATCGCGGGAAATCAAAACAACCTTTCTCTGCCGGACTCGCGCGATTACGTCGTTAATACGATCATCGCGCACCGTGAGATCGGGACGCCCGTCGAGGCCTATGAGTGGGACACGGCGACTCAGAAAATGGACGCCGTGGTCTCTAGATTGGTCGAGATGAGCGTTCAAGTCGACGTCTATAGCGATCATCCGGAAACGGCCCGTATGCGCGCAGAATCGGTCGCGACGGTGGCCAGAACGGTGTCAGGCTGCGACTTCTTTCAGAAGTACGGCCTATCCAGTCTCTACGCTGATGACGTTCGCAATACAACCGTGGTGGTAGATGAAAATCAGTTCGTTCAGCGTTGGACGACGACGCTCCACATCACCTACACGCACGTCGTCAGGCTTGATGTTGAAAGCACTGATGCCGTGCATGTCGGCGTGCATAACGTCGATGTGCGATTCCCGCCGCGCTGATGTGCATTGTCTTAATTAACTTACCCAAGAGCGCCCCTCAAAGGCGTTTTTTTATTGGAGGATATCCATATGTCTTTGCCCGCATCCCGCATCGTTGCGGTCTCCCCGCGCGTAATCAGCGGCGGTGGTAGCGATCTAGAAACCAACGGGCTCCTGCTCACGAAGAACACTGTCCTGCCCGCCAGTACGCCCGCGGTGGCCTTTTCGTCGACGGCGGATGTGTCCGCCATGTTCGGAGCCGAAGCCGAAGAGACGGCTTTTGCTCAGCAGTATTTCAGCGGCGTGCAGAACCAGCAGAGCGCGCCGAAGTCTCTTGTGATCGCACGCCGTGTCACCGAGGCTGACGGCGCTTGGATTCGCGGCGGCGAGCTTTCCGTTACGCTCGAAGCCCTGAAGAAAATCACTGACGGCTCTTTCAAGATTAGCGTCGGCGGTCAGGACAAGAAGGCCGCTTCGATCAATCTCTCCTCTGCTGCCTCGCTCTCTGATGCCGCGACGAAGATTGCTACGGCGATTTCAGGCGTTAAGGGCACGTACGACAGCAATCTCAACGCCTTCACGTTTACGACGGACACGAAGGGCAAGGCTGCAACGATTGGCTACGCCTCTAAGTCCGACAGCGGCACCGACCTCAGCGAAATGCTCGGCCTGACGCAGGCCGCAGGCGCAGTCGTCTCTCAGGGTGTTGATGCCATGACCGAGGCGGCCAACATGGAAGCCGTCTGCGCCGTCACGCGAAACTGGGTGGGCTTTACGACCCTCTGGGAGGCCGAGCTTGAAGAAATTGAAGCTCTTGCCGCGTGGGCGGACATCTACGACGACTTCGTTTACTTCTCGTGGTCTAGCGACAAGAATCTTGAAAGCACGCTGACGGCTTCGAACGGCGCACTTGCAAAGATTGTTGATAAGTACGACGTCGTAGTCCCGATCTACTTCCCGACGTGGGGACTTTCCGCTATGGCAATGGCCTGCGGCGCTTCTATCGCTTGGAACCGCACGCAGGGCATGAAGACTTGGTTTGCCAAGTATGCCTCCGGCCTTTCCCCGAACGTTCTCGAGGAATCCGTTGCGAACGCGCTTGAGAGCAACCGCATCAACTTCATCGGCCAGTACGCTACGCGTAACGATCAGTTCCAGTTCTTCAACCGCGGAACGCTCTCTAGCGACTTCTACGGCTTTGTTGACGTGCTCTATGGCTCGATCTATCTGCGCTCCGCGATCCAGACGAGCTGCATGTCTGGCTTCAAGAATGTCAACCGAGTACCGTACAACGCCGCAGGCGAGGCACTGATTCGCGCGTGGTGCCAGGATCCGATTAACCGCTGCATCAATAACGGCGTGATTGACGCCGGTCTCGCGCTCAATGAATCGCAGAAAGCGCAGATCATGCAGGAGACGGGCGACGACGGCGAGGACGTGATTCGAGCGATCACCTCCAAGGGCTATTGGCTCGGCATCACCCTGCCCGATGCCGCAGGTCGTGCGAACCGCGAAGCGCCTTCCGTGACAATCTTCTACGCGTATGCGGGAAGCGTTCAGGCTCTTTCAGCAGAAGTGATTGCAGTTATCTAGTGAACATCATCGGCCCTGACGGTTTGACCGTTGGGGCCTCTTTTTAGGGGCATAAAATGGCCAGCTCTAATTTTGACGTCACGTCCGCGAACGCTCAGCTCGTTCTCACTGTAGATGAGCTTTACCCGTCCGGCATTCAGCTTCAGCAGTTCAGCGCCGACGGCATTTTCTCCAGCGACTCGATCGAGATGGCGGAAACGCGTCGCTCTGTCGATGGATACATGGTGGCAGGCGTGATCAAGAACATTTCGTCTGTGACGCTCACGCTCGAAGCCTCCTCTCCGTCTGCCTCTGCGCTTGAGTATGTGCGCGATTGCATGGAGGCGAACGATAAGCCGTATGAATGCACTCTAACGTGCTACATCCCTTCGCTGGGGGTCACGCGCACGTTCGTAAAGGGCGTTCTCAAGAGCGCTCCTCCGATGTCGGCGGCGTCTCGCACGATGCAGCCGACGCAGTGGGGCTTTGACTTTGAGCGCGTGCTGTAAGGAGGAGCAATGGACATCTCTAAGCTTGAAGTGCAGGACGGTACGACGCTCAAGAGCTTCACGATTACGCCCATGTCGGCTTACAAGGCCGAGCAGTGGATGTATCGCGCGGCTTTTGCCATGGGGCGTAACGTTGACGACATTCAGCAGGTTTTCAGCGACAAGCCCGCGGATTTGCTGAAGACCATCCTCACGATTCCCTACGACGAGGCACGCCCTCTGCTTGACGATCTCCTTTCGTGCTGCACGCTTGTGCAGGGCAATGCGCTGCGCCGCCTCGAAGGTGAGTCCGCGTGCGCCGTCATCGAGAGCCCGTTGACGCTGACGAAGCTCAGGATTGAATCACTTCGCCGGAACTTCGGTTTTTTCTTCGATGGCGACGCCTTGAAGTCCCTTATGCCGCAAAGTACCGAAACGCCTGCCTCAAAGTAAAGGGTGTGGCGTCCTTTGCGAATGTTCCCAAAATCTGCGGCGCGATTGTCGCCGCAGGTTTGGCCAGTATGGTCGAACTCAAAGAAAAATTGACGCTCGAGGAGGCCTATGAGCTCCTCGAGGTTTTAGAGCTCCGCAACTACCATTCGTGGCTCGCACAACAAAGGCTAGAGAAAGAAAATGGCTAGCGTAGTAGACAAACTCGTTATCGCTCTCGGCCTCGACAGCGAGGAGCTGAACAAAGGACTCGAGAACGCGTCCAAGGCCGTCTCGGACCTCGGCAAGCGGATGGAAGTGAGCGGCGCCGAAATCGATCAGATGGCAGCCAGCGCGTCCAAGTCGACGCTTATGCTCGGCGGAGTCTCTGATGAGGTGGCTGAGCGCATCATGGCGATCGGAACGGCAGGGCAGAAGGCCTCGCTCATCACAGGGCGCGCCATGGATGATCTGGCAGGTCGCATGGGAAAGCTCGGCACGCTTTTCAAGCGGGTAGTTGCGCCATTCGTCGCGGTCTTTTCGGGCCAGCTGCTTTTTCAGAATCTTTCTCAGATGGGCGAGAGTCTCGACATTCTGAGCGAGAGAACGGGCGTTGCCACAGACAAGATCGACGCGTGGGCGAAGGCTAATCGTGATGCCGGCGGTAGCGAGGAGGCATTCAAAAGCGCACTTGAGTCGTGGACGGTAGACAAACGCCGCTCAGCGGATGAGTTTTTCCGCATGGGCGAGGCCGTCAAGGGCATGACCGATCAGCAGGCATCGCACTTTTTGAATGCGATGGGGCTGAGTCAGGATGCGGCCGCAGTCTTTACTAAGTTCAAGGACAGCGCGACCGATGCGGCCGAGGCATACAAGGGCGTCGCCTTCACCCCGGAACAGGCAAAAGCCGCGCGCGAGATGAACATCCGTTGGCGGCAGTTCACGGATCAGGCGCAGGCTCTCGCCAACGCGCTCGCCGTTACCGTGCTCCCGGTCGTGAACAAAGTGCTAAAGGTGATCGGCGACGGCGTTGCCTTCATCAGAGAGCACAGCCGCGCAGTCAAGCTCGTTTTGGCGGGGGTCGGGACTGTTTTGGCCGCTACTTATGGGCGGTCGATCATTCAGGCAATCACGGCCTCGTCGACGTTTTTCAAGGTGCTCAAGAGCGGTCAGGGCATCATGGCAGCGCTCAACGCGACGATGCTCGCGAACCCCGTGGCCGTCGTAACGGCTGCTGTGGTTGCTCTCGCGCTGGCTTTCGATGATCTCTTCGCTTTCATTCGGGGCGGGAACTCGATTCTCGGCCGCTTCCTGAGCTTTATCGGCGTATCTGATGAAAGGATTCAGGCGATCCGCGAGACCTGTCAGGAATGGCTCGACGCCCTCATCAATCTCCCGGCTGAAGCTGTCAAGGCTCTCGGCGAATTGTGGGACGCGATCAAGTCAATCGGCAGCTCCTTCAAAGAAGGCGTGGCGGATTTCTTCGGCGGTGTCGGTGAGTTCTTCGCCTCCCTGCCGGATCGCGTAGCCGGTTCGATCGAGCAAACGATTGAGGCTGTTGGCGCACTGGGTGACGCTATAGGAGACGCAATTGAACGCGGGATACAGTCTGCCATTGACTGGGCGATGAGCTCGTTCAAGGCGTTGGTCGACCAACTTAGCGCGTGGATTTCTGATGCTCTCGATATTGGCGGGAAGATCAAGGGCGCGGCATCAGGCGTCGTGGACTCTGCCAAGGGCGTCATCAAGGATACTTTCGGCGGCATTGCGGACTTTTTCTCGGGGAACGATAGCGACGAGAAGGGGGCGGAAGCTCCAGTTCGAGTAAACGATCCGAAGATCGTTCGTGTCAAGTACGATGCTCCGGTTGCCTACGCCGGCATGCCCTCGCAGGAAAGCTCGTCCGACACGCTCGCTCGATTAGGCGATGCGCTTTCGGGCTTCTTCAGTGAGATGCCTATGCAGGCAACTGTCGGGAGCTTTGCGGCGGCTAAGTCTGCAAGCGCAGGCCCGGGCGTGACGAACGACATGCAGATTCAGGTGACAAACAACATTCAGACGAATGGCAACCCTGAGGCCGTCGGGCAGGCCGTTGGCGGAGCGATGGACAATGCGTTGAGCCGTCGTAATCGCATGCTTGTGGCAGCGCAGTCAGGCGTAATTTCAAAGTGAGGAAATGATGGCCGAAGTTTGGGCAATCGTTGACGAGAATGCGCGGCCGTTCTGCGGCTACACGGCACTTGATGGATTCGAGGACAACTCGACAGCCAATGTTCCGACGGAGCCGCAGGAAAACGGGGCGTTATACGCTTATGACAAAGTGCCTCAGCCGTCCGAGTGTTCTGTCAGCCTCCTTTTCTCTGGCGACTATCAGGCACAGCAGGAAGCCGTTTCCAGGCTCGAGTCCTACCGGTGCGATGTGCAGCTCTTTCGCATCCTAACGCCCTCTAAGGTGTATAGCCGCATGGCTGTTGTGTCGTACGGCTATACACGCTCGGCAACGAACGGAGCTAACGCGCTTGAAATCCATGTTGATTTCCGAGAGGTGCAATCGGCAAAGGTCGGCGGGGCGTCTGTTGCGTGGGCACCCAAGAGCGCCAATGCAGCGAACAAGGTGCAGACGGGTCAGGCGCAAGGGGGCCTCGTTGCCGATCTCTTTTCGTGAGGAAGATGATGATACGCATACCACTGCATACGCTTCCTAATCAGGAGTTTTCCATCGTCCTTGATGGGCAAAACTGCGTTATAAATCTGCGGCAGATGGGCGGCTTTTTGTATCTCACGCTAACGGCTGATGAGGTCAAGATTTGCGACAGCCACGTGTGCCGCACGATGTCGCCTATCCCCGTGTGGAATACGCCTGATTTCGCAGGCAGGCTTTTCTTTCTTGACAGCGGTGGAAAATCCGCATCGCCTAAATACGATGCACTGGGCGACCGCTTTACGCTCAACTACGCGACGGAAGAAGAATGGCGAGCACTTACAGCTTAAAGGACATCCGAGTAACAATCACTCTTGACAAGAGCGGTGTGAACAACCAGCACACCTTCCAAGGCTTTGCCACGAATGTAGCAATCTCAAAGACGGGGGGCGTGGATTTCGCGACGGCGCAGGTTGAGATTTACGGTCTGTCGCTCGACACGATGGGGCAATTGACGACACTCGCCTTCAAGCCTCTCGGCCGTAGGTGGAATGCGATAGAGATCGCGGCCGGTGAGCAGGGGCAGGAGTTGCCTGTGATTTTTCGCGGGTGCGTCACGGTTGCATACGCCGATCTCAACGGTTCGAGCCCCGTGCTCAAGATAGAAGCGCAGGTTGGCGCATACCCGCTCCTCGAGCCCGCGTCGACTGTGAGCGTGCAGGGGGCTCAGGACGTCGGGGACTTTATCAAGTCTCAGAGTGCGCAGGCGGGGTTCGAGTATCAAAACGACGGTGTGCAGGCAACGGTTTCTGACATGACGGTCTACGGGGACCCGATCACAAAGATGAAAACGGTTGCGAATGCCGCAGGCGCGGACATCATCTTTGATGACGACAAGACGATCGTTGTGCCGAAGGACGGCGTAAGGCGTGCAGAAGGCGGCGTGCCCGTTGTCTCTGCTGACACAGGGATGATTGGGTATCCGACCTTTACGAACACGGGCATCCAGTGCAGGACGTTTTTCCGTCCAGAGCTACGAGTGGCGGCGGCGGTGAGCGTGCAGACGATTGTCCCTCATGCTTCTGGCGTATGGAAGATTACTCAGCTTCAACATTCTTTGAGCGCGCACAACCCCGGGGCGAGTTCTTGGGAAACGTCCTTTGATGGCATGTGGTTAGGAGAATGAGATGTCAGAGTATGCACAGCCGCAGAACGCGTTTACATCGGGCTCACAAATCAACGTCCTGGATTTTCTGATTCGCTCGGTCATCAAGGGCATGGTCAATACCGCGATTCCCGTGCGAGTGGACACGATCACGCGTCCCGGTGATGGTGCGGGCGCTGGATACCTGAGCGCGACGCCGCTAGTCAAGATGCGAAGTGCGTCCGGCGAGGCGCTCGAGCCTGTTTCCATTCCTAAGCTCAGGTGGTTTCGGCTTCAGCACGGCACGGCCGCACTGATTTGTGACCCGAAGCCTGGGGACGTTGGTTTGGCTGTCTTCGCACAGCAAGACGTGTCGACGCTTACGGGCGGAAACGAAGCTGTTCAACCGGGTAGCTTCCGATGCTACGACATGAGCGACGGGTTCTACTTGGGCGGTTTCTGGGGGCAGACTCCGACAACTTTCGTCAGGGTCGAAGAGACTGGGGACATAACAATTACGGCACCGAAAACCGTGACGATCAATACGAACGTGGAGACGATCAACGCGAAATCATCGTGCACCGTCAACACGGCTACGGCGACGATCAATGCGAGCTCCAATTGCAAGATCGACACCCCCGAGACCCACATCACGGGCACGCTGAAGGTTGATGGAAAAATCACAGGCTTGGGTGGTCTTGCGGTATCGGGCGGCGGCGGGGCTACGGTCTCAGGTGATGTTGTGGCAGATGGAATCAGCCTAAAGGGTCATGTTCATACCTGCCCAGATGGCACCACGAGCGCGCCGCATTGAACCTAAACAGATCAAAAAAAGCACCCCGCAGGGAGTGGCATCCTTGCGGGGTTTTTGCATTCATTTTTAGCAAGAGTGAATGAACGCATGAATATTTTACGATTTTTAGAAAGGCACGTCCTAATGTTCATGTCAAACAAAGATTTACCGCCTTACGGGAAAGTATTTGCGTGGGCGGTTTGTGCCGCCGCGTGGCTATGCGTGATCGTCGCGGCTGTCGCGGCTTTTCGCGGGCTCTTCCAGTGACCACAGATGGCAACTCCTTAATTTTCCTTAGAGGTTCGCATATGACGCATACGGCCTACACAGCAGAGCTTTCGTCAGAGTGGGACTTACAGCTTGACGGAAACGGGAATGTGGCGATGCTTCGTGAAGCCCCGGCGATCTTGCAAAACGTCTGCAACGAGGGGCGGCTTTTCTACCACGATGCCGTCTTTCGGTGGGATCAAGGGATCAATTGGTTTTCGGACCAAATCGCTCAGCCGATACAGGAAGCCATTACAACGGAAGATTTGCGTTCGGCGGCATTGAGTGTGCCAGGCGTGCTTACGGTTGAGTCGGTTCAGCTAAAGGCGCTTGATACAACAACACGTGTTTTGAGCGCTGAGGTACAGGTAACAACAGAGGGCGGCAGTTATGGCACAGCTAGAATTTAACGCGGATACTGGGGTGGTCGTCCCGACCGTTAAGGAGGTGCGAGACGACGTTGCCTCGGGCTTTCAGGAGGCCTTTAAAGTCAGTGACTCCGACCCGCTCCTAAACGTGGATTCGGCATCGCCCATGGGCCAGGTCGTGGACTTGGTGACGACTGAAGTTGCGGCTAAAAATCGTGAGGTGGCTTTCCTTGCGAACCAGCTCAATCCGAAGACCGCAACGGGTGTTTTCCTCGATGCCCTAGCCGCGCTCTATGGGCTCACACGCAAGATTTCGGAGCCGACGGTCGTCGTCTGTACATGTACTGGTTTGAAAGGCACTGCCATTCCTTACGGCGCGATTGTGCAGGATACGCAGGGCAATCAGCTCCGACACGCCGTGGCTGGCGGGGTGATGATCCCGGATTCCGGCAGCGTCGACACTCAGTTTTCCTGCGTTGAGCACGGTGCCATTGAGATCGGCGCAAAGACCGTGACGCAGATCGTGACGGTGATCGCGGGGTGGGATTCGGTGACGAACGCTGCCGCGGGGAACACCGGGCGAGACGAGGAGCCGGACGGCGAGCTACTCAATCGCATGAAGCAGAGCTATGCGATCAATGCGAACGGGACGGTTGAGAACATGCAGTCCAATTTGTCCGCACTTGAAGGCGTTCTCGACTGTGTGGTCTTGGAAAACTATACGAACGAAACCCAAACTCAGTACGGGATATCGATCAAGGGCCACAGCGTGGCGGTCTGCATTGTCGGCGGGGATGATGACGATATTGCCCGCACGATCTTTGAGCGCAAGAGCGCGGGGTGCGGGACGGTGGGCGACACTCAGGTTACGTTCATTGACACCGAGCATTTCAACGCGTCTTATGTCTATAACATCGTCCGACCGACGGCGGTGGACTTTACCGTCAAGGTGACGTTCTTCAGCGACGACATGGACGCTGTGACGCAAGCCAATGTCAAAGCAGCGATCATCTCTGACTTCCTTGGGGAGCTCAAAAACGCCCGAGTGAAGCTCGCTACGACGGTTTACGCAAGCCGATTCTATAAGTGCATTCAGGACGTGACGGACGCCCCAATCAAAGAAATCGTCATCGGCATCTCTGGGGGCTCACAGTCCTCTAGCGTTGACGTGCCTGCGAACAAAAGCCCGACGTTGTCGGAAAAGTCAATCACGCTTGCTTTCGGGGGCTGATGATGGCAGAAACACAGACGTGGGAGGACATCCTGAGCGTTGACTGCGTTCAGAACATGGCCGACTTTGCCGACATGTCGACGGACGCGATTCAGTCCCAGTACTCGCACGCGACGCGCATCCGGCAGAGTGCATCGATGCTCAGGGACAAGATCGATGCTACAGAGTTACTCGAAAGCCTCCAGCAAACGATTGCTGACATGCGAACGGCTAAGGGGGTGTACCTTGACTGGTGGGGCACGCGCGTAGGCGTCAGCCGCTTACTGAACCTAAAAGTCGTTCAAAACGGTCACGATACTCAAGTGAAAATGACGTTTTGATAG